TGAGCCCCTGCGTTCCCGAACCCCAAATGTGGGCTAACCGCCCACAGTCCGGATTACCATTTCTGGTAACCGGATGCCGCCAGAAGAAAGGCGACAAAGGGATCGAAACGTTTAGGAATCTCACCCTCCCCAGGAAGGCTACACTTCACAGCGTAGCACAATCCTGCCACCTCATTTTAACCGTTTTCCGGCATCCCTTGAGGAAGGGTGTCCTATCTCCCTGTACATGCCAGGCGTAAAGCCCGGTATAACCAGGTAGCTCTGCTCTCTGGCCACGTTGGACAAACGTGGGGACGTGCGCTTCCATGCGTTGAAGCTTCTTGTTAAACCGAAATTTTGTCGGTTTGAAGTAAGCTTCAACTAATTCAGCACACGCAGCTTGCAATGCAGGCATATCGTCCTGCTTGAGATCTTTAAGATGATCTCTCCAATGCAAGTAGGAGCTGTGATCTGAGACACTTGAAGTACGGAAACGAAAAATCCGTACTGGTTTGCCCATGAATACCCATTCCCCACACGACTCCCTGACGGGAGTAAATGTGCAGGATTTGGCAGTATTCACGACTAAACCACAGGTTTCCAGTGCGCTACAGACGGCATCAGCGCCCCACAATGGGACGATGATATCATCTCCAAAAACTCTAAGCTTGATAGGCATTTTTGCCTGTTGGGCTTTAGAGAAGCTGTCCCTCACAGTGATCAAGGTACCAAGGGCAATCGCCCAAAACACCAAGGTCTCAAGAGGAAAACAGGTAGCGTTTCCCATCGTCGCTAGACATGTGGTCTTAACGCGTTTCACACCATCTCGATGTGAACGCACGATGACATGCCTACTACGATAACGGGTTACTAGGGAGAAAAACCATCGCGGAAAGAGAATCTTCCCAAGGGCCAGTGACAGATTATCACTAGCATCCTTGAGATCAATGGTAGCGTATGCGTTGTTATAGCATAAGCTACGATTCTCTTCCGTTTCGAAGAAGTCGATGGAGTTTCTCGTGAGAGGGTGATGCGTTATGAGACCGTAGAGTATATCCATTATGCCCTGTTGGGCAAACTGGTTCTCCTTCGGCTCAATGCAGATGACCCGAGGACCTCGAAAATCCTTGGGCACAGCTACAACACGCGCATCAGGCTGACACATTAAAATGTGTCGACCGGCGTACTCGCACTCGTACTTGGAATTCCAGGAAAATAAATTTCTTGGAAGCCCAGGCCACGTAGCGAACACCCACTTCTCACAACCCACCTCACGACCCGCCACAGCGCCCGGCCCATGCCTTCCCCACGGATTTACAATAAAATCCGCAAGAGCAGGTACAGGTTTAGCACCATGTTCACTAAGTACACAGGATATGAGGCGTCTAGCCTCGGAGAGAAAGGACTTATTAAATGGGTCATTATTTTCTATGACCGTAATCCTTTCCGCCCTGACAGCAAAATCTTTAAGCGCATCTGCCACCTTGATCTGTTCAAGACCAGGAGCGGTAGATCCCTTACAAAGATCTGTCATATCTCCGGATGGTATCACCTTAGACCACATCATTAACACTTGCCGTAGGAAACGGCAAGCATTGACGTTGGTCATGTTATACTGATCCTTTGACTGGATAGTATAACGTGGTAACCCATCATCCTGAAAGAGCTGAGAAAACAGCTCAAACAAGAACTTAGGTAACCTTGTTCCACGACAGAATTTCCATCCATTTGGGACCTTTAAGGGTTCCAGGGAAATCAAACTGACTTCAAACGCTTTTCCCAAAACGGGTAGACGTTCGAAGCAGAATGATTCACCTTCTGATATAAGTCTATCAAGAAGGTAACGGAAATCTGCAGGAGCAGAGTTCGGGTAATGGTGTGCAATGTCTAAGAACAGAGCACGATAAATCGAGGACTGCACCTTAATAGGTAATTGTGAGTCGGCTTCCCGCCGATATTCACGAATCGCCTCTAGGGCAACAGTTGGTGTTACGGTCTCATATGAATTCTCTTTCGAGTTCATACGTTTCCTCCCAAACAGTTGTGCCAGTCATCCCCACGAAGTTTTCACTTCAGTAGTTAATGACCGCAAGGTCACGTCCCCCCCGATATGAGGGGGACGCCAATACTTACCGCAAATGCTGAACGATCACTTGGATAATATCCGAGATCACGATCAGCACAGCGAGCCATTTAATGTGAAGGGATGTGGCCATTACGGCACGATCCCATCATAAATGTTCTCGATTCGTGCATCTGTCAGCAGAGACGTGACTTGGGCCAAAAGGTCCTTTGCCATTGTCTCAGTGATAGCAGCATCGCGCGGTACTGAGAGCTCCACACGGGCACGAGCAACAACCACCTTTCCGGTGATTGCATTTTGCTGCGCGTCCGAGAAGGTAACGACAAGTTTGTCGTTACCAAGGGCACCCGGCGCTCCAATGGTAAATTGGAACTCGAGAGTCCTTGGAGTGGACAGGCCGCGAGTCGCATCCTTGTAGGATGCGCCATTCGCCGTCTGTCCAACCAATGTATAAACAACATTGGCATCTGCGAGGTTAACTACGGTGAGGGTTGAACTGGACATAATACAACTGCTCCTTGGTTCCGCAGAGATCACAAGCGCTGTATGATTAGCGCTGCTCCCTCTGCAATCTGAGTTTTGTTAAGGCTCCCGAACAATCCTACACTGGAACAGCTCGGAGGAAAACCCCGAGTGCGTGCATACGATGTCTGTATGCTTCTTGGTTCGATTTCATCATCTTGCATGGACACTTGTTCAAATGTGAACGGATTGACAAAGGTGGATATCATCCTACCCGAGACAATCACGTCATACTTGACACTGTAGCCCATGTTTCGAAGATCAAATGAATGCCAAGAAATTGACTTTTGCGCTATAAACCTGCCAACGTGGGTGAACCAATCCACGATGAAGGAATATGGCACTAAGTCCCAGATTGCCGCTGCAATGTCACGACTTCCGAGACGGGCCATCATCTGGTCAAACATTGACCAGACAACCTCATGCTGCTGTCGACATATGTTGACAGAAAAGCACGCGGTGCGTTTTATCGAATGAATTTTCGGTAAAACACGTAACAATGATCCGCCACCTAAGCCGTATTCATACAGCGTCAAGGCGGGGTCGCGGTAGATATGTGACTGTCTCGCAGAGATAGGCACAAATCTGTTAACAGCTGCTCGGAGATAAGCAAGGTGGGCTTTAGCTTCATGCCAAACATTGGCAAGAGCTTGAACATCTCGATAGATGTTCTCCCAACCAAACTTATATTCGAGTAATGAAGAAGCAGCGTACTTAGACATCGAACTCAAAGATGCCTTTCGTCCGACCTTCTTCATTAACTTAAGGAGCCCAAAGGGATTCTTAAACATCCCGATAGTTTGGGTCATTTGCATAAGGTCAACTAGCAAATTCTGGCTAGTGACCATACGCCCATCCAGCTGTACTCCGACCTCGTTCGTCAGTTCCGGCCAATCAATAGGTGGGAAGCCGACAGCGGGGAAGTCAAAACCCAAGTTCGCCGAGAAGGGGGCCCAGTGAGTAGAAAACTCACCGTGACCCATCCACTTGACTCCTTGGATTCCATACTGCACCCATTCTGTAGGTACCACACTAATGTTGAACGGAATTGCCACCGTCTTACCGCCAATAGGGCGATAAGGGAGCGGCCAGTTGAGATGCTTGGAGTGGAGGCAGTTGTTATACTGACCTTTTCCATGCTCCTCATCTGTGAAAGTTTGACGATTGTCATACTTAGCAAAACCAGAGATCGTTTTATGGACAGTTTGGTAGTCTAAATGCCAACCAGCACCAACAGAATATGCCCTACGAACTTGTAGGGAATCATACTCAATGGTATTGGTAACATCGACTACGCTGCCCATAGTTCTCTGTCTTGCCATAGTACACCGCCTAAATGAAAGGGAACCAACATAATGAAAACCCCTATACATTTGTATAGGGCATTATGAGAGAGACACCCCCGCGAGG